CACATAATCGTAAATCGGAAGCAGTAACGCCTTTTGAAACATGCCGCCAAAATCGGCGGTAATGTACTTCGTTAAGGCATTCAGCGCGTTTTTCACTTCACGGGCCGTATAAAGCGCCAAAAGCAGCGCCACCACGTTTATATAACGCTGGATCTGTTCTTCATAGGCCGTTTTTTTATCTCGCGGCAATAGCTTACTTGCTTTCCGGGCGGCTTCAGTATCTTTCTTCAGCTTTAACAGGTATATAAGAAACATCAGTAACACGGCTTTTCTGTATGACCAGAAATAAGCCGTGAGTACCCCGGCAAATTTTATCTGCAAGCCCCTGTTAGGCTGCACAAGCTCTAACTCAATAGGTTTTTCTGCCATTCTTCAGTACCTTTGTCCTGCTCTTCAATTTGCTGCCCTGGCATTTGCGGATTAATGGCCCCGCTCATTATCTGCATTGTTTCAGGATCGGCGTTTCTTTCCGGCACTTCTTCGCTGATAAAATCAAGTCCGGAAATATCGGACGTTCTTACATATTCCCGGATCTCGGCATTGTCTATCACGCCGGCGCCCTGCAATGCTATGAGAGAATCAACTTGCTGTTTAAACGTGCTGGCATTCTGCGCCCTTTCGTCAACGCCGATTTCATTAAATTCAAACGTGATTTCCGGATCGATTTCACCAAAAAGAACAAGCTGAAAAACATTTAAAACCTTTTTAAGCTGTTCCCGGTAAAGTTCCTGCTTAGTCCGTAAATGGTCATAGTAGTTCTTTATGTCGCTTTCCCCGGTGGCATTAAAACCGCTGGGGCTTATGCCTAACAGCTTAACGGCGGGAGTGCGATTGATTGAGGCCACAAATTCAAGCGCCTGGCGAACAACATCAACCGCGCCGCTTATGACCTGCGTTATGTTTTCAACGCTTTCATTTTCGTTGTCGCATACCAAAACAGAACTGTTATTCCTGTAGCGCTGCAAGCTCTTCATTCTTAAGTCCAAAAGCTGAATACCGTCCGGCGTTGCAAGCAATTCTGAAGCATTAGTTTTGTAAACTGTAAGATTGAGTTTATCCAGAATATTAACGGCATTTGTCCGGGCTTTGTTCCAGTGTAAAACGTAATCCCACAAAATTTGGGCCTGGGGAATACCCAAAAAGTTATATGCCGGCTTCAGCAAAACCGGCGGCTCGTTATCTGTAAAGATTATCATCCGGGAAGCATGAACGCTTTTACCAAGTACGCTCCACATTTGCGGGATCATGTAATCATCACGAAGCGGATCAATTGAGTTGTACTGAAGCGGCGTAACGTTAACCGGATCGATAAGAACCAGTTTTATTTTGCTGTCCTTTTTGATTTCAGCTGATTTGTTGCTAACCACCAAGGGCAATGAAGGATCTTCCGTTCCAGTGTCAATATAAATGAAGCAGCCGCCATAATAGCCCGTTTTATTTGCGGCTTTTGTGAATAATTCCTTAACCTTGCGCTGATCAAGCATGTTTGAAAGCTGTTCAAGCCTCTTGTCGCTGTCCCCTTTGCCGCCTTGAAGCTCTATCCAGTCACGAAAAATATCATCAGAAACAGTCTGAATACAAGTCCGGATCATGCCATTCTGCGCTATCTGCTGCAAAACCCCGTAACCTATGAAGGAAGAAAGCGGGTACTGGCCTTCTAAAATAGCGTGTTCAGTCAAACTCTCATATATGGTATCCCATGCGAAACCATCATTGAGTTTTTCCCGTTCCTCTTTACTCATACCAAGGGAAGCCGGCAAACCGAAAAACCGCCGGCAATCTTTAGCGCTCTTAAGCCTTATTTCATCAACGCTGACAAAACCAGAAACATTACTGCCTACGGGAGCATTTAAAGCCGCTCTCAATTCTGCAATATCAATTTTCTTTTTATCCATTATCTGAACCCCCGCATTAAAGCAAGCACATTACTTTGATCAATTGTACTGTTTTTGGAATTGAGATCATTAAGCGCCTGCGTCATACAGTCCACCTGATCATCATGTTTCCCGCCTGGAAAAGACAATAATTCCGGCAAAAATTCTAGCTCTACCCATTTATGAATTTTGGGATCCGGCAAAAACACGTTATGCGCTTCCCAGAATGTTGTCACCGCGCTAGCCCTTGCTGTTTTGCTTTCCTTCGGCGTTATCGGAATAATGCCGGAAATACGTTTTTTCAGCATATTGATTATAGCGGTGCCGTTAGCCTTATCCTCTATCAATTTTCTATGACAGTAACTATGCTTTTGCGAAAAGGTAACGAACTTTTCCACGGTAGTCACAAAATCAAACCGGCCACGGATCTGATCCACCAGGTAAAAGCTGCTGCCAAGCTGCACCCATACTTGTCCGCATACATAATCGCTTTTTTTGGTATCCTTGAAAGTCATATCCCATGACATAACAGCCTTTTGAAATTTTCTAGGCAATTCCGTGTAGTATTGCAACCAGGAATCTTTAAACAGGCCGCCCCCGTCCGGTATAGGCCGCTGCTGATAAAGCGCCGCCCAGTCACGGGAACCAACGTCACGCTGAATCTCTTTCAGTGTTTCAAGTGAAAACCGTTCCGGCTGTAAGGCTTCGCCGGCTTTCCGGTACTCTTCATCCTCTTCCGCAATGGCCGGGAAGCGATAACGCTTAAAACCGTGATTTCTTTCCAAAAGCCGGCCGGTCAAATCATCAAAATGCCACCGGGTATTCATCACGATAATGCCGCCACGGTCGGACAAACGAGTGCGGGCCGTTGACGTGTACCAGTCCCAGACTTTTTCGCGCTGAGTTTCCGAATCAGCCTCTTCACGGTTTTTGAAAGGATCGTCAATTATGAATATATCAGCGCCACGGCCTGTAATGCCACCGCCCACACCGGCGCTGAACATTTTCCCGTTGTGGCCCACTACGTTAAATTCCGTTGTTGTTTTCTTGTAGTTTTGGGCCTTTGCTATTTCAAGTTCTTTCGCAATTTCACCCTTGATTAGTGTTTCCGGAAAAATATCATGGTAAGTCTGCGAATCAATTATCAACTGACAGTCTTTGTTAAACGTCATGGCCAAATCAGCGCTGTATGACGTGTTTATGATTTCCAGATCGGGATCCTGCCCCAAAACCCAAGCCGGGAAATTCCGGGAAACAATTTCGCTTTTGCCGCTGCGGGGAGGGGCTTCTATCAGAATACGGGGCTTTTTATGCTCCTGCACGTCCTTGTAAAACTGCTCCATGATATGACAAAGAACACGGTTAAACCACCCGGCAATGTATTTGTCATTGTTTACCTTGATAAAAGGCAAAAGGCGTTCTCTTGCTTTCCTTATCGCAAGTTCATATTTTGCCCGCCGTATAAGTTCTTTTCGGGCATCATCACGGTTAATCAAGTTCCCCTGCTTCATCGCCAACCAGTTTCAGTAATTGATCGTCCGTCATTTCCTTAAGGTTTATCTGATGCTCTATGCTGCCATTCACATTTACTTCGTTCTTTTCGCTCCAGCCGCCTTTGCACTTCAGAAAGAAAAATACCGCTTGCGGCACTTTTTCTTCAACCATTTCAGATAACACGGAAGCTGCCTTGAAAACGCCCTGAGACTTCCCCATTTCCCACGCTTCCTGCAATGCCGGATCCTTCGCCATGCGACTGTAAAAACTGGCGGCGCATAATCCCACATAAGAAGCCGTTTCAGCCTGCGTCATTCCCAGCGCGGCGCATTTCATAACAAGTTCTAAATTAATATCTTTTGGCTTTTTCGTAACCTTGCCAAATTCTTTCGGCTTTGCGTTGATAGTGGCTTTGATTTTCTGATTACGGGCCGCAATTTTAGCTTTTGTTTCTTCAGTCTTAACCGGCCATTTATCAGATTCTTTTTTCTGCAATTCCGCTTTTGCTTTTGCTTTAGCCTCTTTATTTGCCTTAATTCGCTGATCCTGATCGGCCTTAACTTCCTTCAGAAATTCCTTGCTTATCCGGGCAACCGGCTTAACCGATTTTGCCGTTTTCTTTTTGGCGGCCGGCTTTTCCGCTTTCAGCGCCGGATCCTTCGGAGGGCGGCCCCTTTTCTTCGGAGCCTGAACCGTTGCATTTTCTGCAATTGTTGCATTTTCAGCCGCCGGATTTCCCGCATTTTCGGCGGTTTTAACAGTTTCTTTTTTCTGCCCTGGCATAATCTCACCCCTTGCATATTTCAAGTAAGGACTTGTATCTTTCCGCTAATCTGTCGCATTCTTCGGCAATAGCCATACTGTCCTTAACCTTTCGCTGTAAT